GATCAATTCATATCTGCCCTAACAGTGGCTTTTGCCAAAACAGCAAACCAAATAGGAAATCCAGAACCCGAAACTATGTACGATCAATACGGTAGAGAGTTCAAAATTTCACGTGACATAAATTCAAGCAATATAATAAAAACAGGTAGGGATGTGTCATTTGATATAGAGGCTCTGAAAGAAATAAGTGCGAAGAGAGGATTCAACAACGTACAAGAGTTTATTGAAAGAGAAAACATAACCAGAATGGAAGATGGTAGATACTATGGAGTTCCAATACCTCAATTCCCAGAAATACAAAAAGCACAACAACAAAATTTTGCAACAGAAAGCGGCCCACTCACTGGTGCGCCTTTTCTTAAATCGCCACTAGGCACTGCTCAATAAAGGATGAAATGATGAAACAGTACAACAATGGTCCACGTAAAGCCATGTCATACGGGGGTATGCCAATGCGTAAACCTATGATGAAAGGTGGAAAAGTAAAAAAGATGCAAGCAGGGGGGAAAGCAAAGAAAAAGATGTCCCCTATGATGCCAGCAACTCCTATGACAGCCGCTAGTCAGAGAACACCTATGGCAATGGGCGGCATGTCTGCTACACAACAGCAGCAGAATATGCAGCAAAATATGATGCCAACCAATATGACATCTGGACAGATGAATCAAATGCAGACTGACATGATGCAGTCACCGAAGTTGCGGATGTCAAGGGGTGGAGAGGCGTTTGGTATGTTAAGTGTAAAGGCGGGGATAGACAATAACCTGAAACCAACGCAAGCTGATCGCATAGCCGGGGCAACAAAGAACAAGCGTTAGATATACCTGCTCGACTTGTCCATCATTTCATCTCCCATAGACTGTAAGTAACGCAAAAGGGATGCTATAGAGTGTGAACTCTCATACTCCGGCATCCCTTTATTCATGGTAGATTCAAATTCTTCAGGCGGCACACCATCCCACACTAGTTCGACATTCCCGTCCTGATTCAAATATGCTGTAAATTGAAATAGATTAGCTTTGTGCTTCTTTGACACTATCTAGCTCCTGTATGGCTAGGTTATAGCAGTCGGCTTTGAAAACAAAACCGTTGGCAGGGTCAATATCCCCTGTCTTGTATCGTGTCGCTTTCTTGTAAAACTCTGACTTGGCTATCTCACCAAGTATCCACGCTTTACTGTGGTCGGTAAGTATGCGAACAAACACGTAGCTGTCGCAATCCTGTTTAGTTCCGTGTGCTGCTACAGAGCAATCATAGTTTGGTGACGGCGTGGTATTGCATCGTTTAGTCTTCACATCAACGCGTCGGTTTCCTACAAGCAAATCAAAATCCTTGCTATTGGCCTCTGTAGCCCCTGTGAAGTCCCTTACGACTATCTCCCCTATAGCACCTACCACATTTGATAAACTGCCCGTTATGCTGCCCTGTAGGTTGCCTACAGTGGCAGCTTTCTTTTTAGCACGGGTTATGATCTCAGGTGTTATTTTGATCTGTATCATCGTCATGTTCTTTATAATCTTCATGCTCATGGTTGGGGTAATACACCTCAACCCACGACTTACATTCGGGACACTCTAAACAACTAAGTATAATATATCGGTTGGAAGATAATTCGTCCACATCGTGGTCCCCAACCCACCTTAACTCTGTGTTACAGTGCCAACACTTCATGCCGCATTCAAGTCCACTACTTCACAGACACCAGCGGTACAAGCAAGCTCTCGCGATCCACTTGTATTATCTTCTTTCTCAAACTCTGTAAGTTTGTTCCAGTCGATTATAATATGGCTGTATGTCTGTTGCCAATCATTGTAGTCATCAGGTTCGATATCTTGATACGGTGCCTGTTGATATGTATGATCACTGTGTGGCAAGAAAGAAACACCAGATGCAACATCGAAGTTTTCATATACCCACGCACCAACTTCCATCCACTCATGTTCCTTCACAGTCACTGTGATAGATGGCTTGTGTTCACACCAGTGTATGGCATAGGTTTTCCACAGTTCTAACTGTTGTATAGCTGTCATCTGTGTGCGTGTTACTGCGCCATCTGGTGATCTCATGGCAAACGAAAACACTGTGACACTATCCGGCTTCATCATATCCCGCTCATTATGTACACCTTCTTCGATCAAGAACTGTGTCAACGGGTCTTTGTTGTCACCACGAACCGTGCGTATATAGTAATCATTGTGCCGTGCATGAATGCCACTAGCTGCGTCCACGAGTTGAGATACAGTACCCGACGGCTTTACACAGGTGATTGCTGCACTCTGAGGTATTCCAAGCATGTTCGCAAAATTCTTGTTTGTGTTCACCGCTTCTTGACGCATTTCTTCTAACCAACGCTTGCTGTCTACGTTTTTTGAAAGCACGTGATGATCCATGATACCAGTCAAGGATACGCCCAACAAACGTTCTTCTTCTGTGTTGTCCTTCCATACTTTCCTCAAGTATTTGAAATCTGTAAGAGTTGATTGCAGAGTACCCAAGATAGTCGCAATACGGACCTTTCTCTTCAAGCTATCCAACGTGTCGGTTTCACGAACTACAACCTCTGACAAGTTACAGAACTGATAACCACGCAGGATGATTTCTGAACATGGGTTTGTACCCCACATATGACCTGTCTCACGTCGTCCGTTACGAGCAACTTGCTTGTCTGCGGCCTCACGGTTGAACATACCACGTTCACCGGATTTACTATCATATAGTGCAAGCCACTCACGCATGAATGTGCCCATCTCTGGTTTTGATTTGTAAGCTACAGAATTATTAGCCAATGCACGTTGTGGCTCTGTCTCCCACCACTGACCAGATTTAGCATGTGCCATTTGATCATCGTTTAGATTCGATAAGCTAATCAAAGCAGAGCGACGCACACCACCAACGACTACGACCTCACCGATTTTACACATGATATCGTGACACTCAATCGGAAACAAACGTCTACCACTTGCTTTCTTAAATACCTTAACAGTGAAATCAAACAGATCAAGCAACGGTTGTGGTCCACTTGCACGACCACCCATAATTTTTAACTTTGCACCAGCCTCACGTATATCAGAAACATCCCAGCTTGGCACCTGTCCCGCATATAGTAAAGCAATCAATTCACGTAAAGATTTAGCCCATCCCGGCTTACTATCTGCCACCTTTATAACGATGTCTGACTTATCAAAGTTATCCGAAACAACGGGTAATTTGTCTACGTTCTCACGCTCCACACTGAAACCAACGCCCGTGCCACACATAAGAATGTACATGCACTCATCAAACGCACGAGGACTATCAACAGGAATGTAACTACAGTTGTAACCACAGATGTTATCACGTGACAAAGCTGGACCCGCTGTCATCATGGCTCTCATACTTGGCATAACATCCAAGCTAAGTATGCTATCCCGTAGCTCGTTCACTGTCTTATCATCCAGTTTTACATTGTGTTTCATCAACACTTGATCCTGCATAAAGCCAATGTATCTGTCTACAGTTTCATCCCAGTTCTCTCTGCGTTGTTCATCATCGATCCACCGTGCATACCGTGACTTATGAATGAACTGTTGATATGATGTTGGTAACATGTTGCTCATGTTTTATCTCCCTTTGTTTCGATTAGTTTGTTGAGGTACCATTGTGCTTTTTTAAGGTCTTCGATACCGTTTTTATATCTGTATCTCCAGAGGTATTTGATGATGTTTCCTTGCAGGTAGTGTTCAAATCCATCGTCTGTCGCCGCCGCGATTGCTTCAATGCATTCGACACCTGCCTGATTGTAGTGTGCCGGACTATTGACGACATCTAAATTACCATATGCTTCTTTACCAGCACGTTCCTGCTCCTCTTCTCTCAGTCTGCGCACCATATATTGTTCGTATCTGCTCATTGTTTCTTTCCAAAATCTACCCTAACAACATTGTCTTGGACAAGTTGAACAACCTTTTCATCCTCAATATCTTCTTCCTCAATAATCTCCTCACCCGTCATACGAAACTGTATAGTAGCCAAACCGTTATCATGCACATCATCTGTGTGATTTCTTATGAGATCTATGGCTCCTTCATGTATCACCATAGCGGGATTATAGTCTTCATCATTCTCATATTTTTTACCCGTCGTGTCGTAAGCGGATAAAGTAAATTCATTATCTCCAGATGGACGCAATATAATATAATACCTGTCAGGGAGCAGGGATATTAATTCCATAGACTTTTCTATACTACTATCATCACTCATTTCTTGTACCAATCTGTTGGGATAGAACCTTCGGCCCACTGAAAGCCGTGTCGCTCACACCAAGAAGCATATGTTGTTTTACTACCCTTGTAAATTTTATTTTGCGCCCGTATAAAAACGAACCGTATATCCAATTCGGGGTGTTGTTTCTTTATAAGGATCATCTTCACTCTATCATCTTTAGTAAGATGTCCTTTTGCCTCAACATATATACCACTTTCAGTCAAGTAAAAGTCCGGTGTATAATTTCGTGGCTCCGGTATGTACCGAAATTTTATTGTTTCATACTCAAACGGCACGCCGTTATCTGTGAGAGTACGAGCCAAATTCAATTCAAACTGTGATCTGTATCCTGCTTTTTTCAAAACACTACCCCTATTGAACCTAATCTTTTTGCTGCGTAGCTTGCCAGTTTCGGGGATAGTTTTTCTATGCTCGTAAGTTCTTTTGTCAATGGGCGTATCGGAACGCATACAATAGCTCCTGACTGTGCTGTTCTACTTATAATTTGTAATTCTGATTCTATCTTCCTGATGTCACGAGACTCCGTGTCCACGTTAAAACCACCAGAGTCTGTATAATTATTAACTAGGGTAAGAGGTAGTCCCTTTTCATTTTGACGAAGCAAGACTACTCTTCTCTCCCCACCATGACTCAAGTTAGACTCAATAAAGACCTGATACATATCTTTGTTCATGCTCATCAACTCAAGGTCATATTCTCTTGTAAATAGAAAAGGCATCAAATTGATTTCTTTTTTAAAGTAGAATACCACACTTGCGGCGGGTTCTTTGCTCGTGATGTAACACGATCATGTAAGATTGCTTTAGGCCAACAGTGATATCTGTAGCCACACAGGTTACATTCACGAGGCAATAATTTATTACCCGTATCTACAACCACACCATCTCTTTTGTACGTTTCAGCTTCTGGTTTGTACGGCTTAAACTGTTTTACTTCAGGGTTGGAAAGGAAACGAACGCGTTTCTTCGCATCCTCAAGATACTCTGCCTTGTCATCCTCAGACCAGTCAGGAACCTCAACCATAGCCACCTGACCATCAGACTTGTTGACAACAATCCACCCACCAAAGGGTAAACCGACCGATTCGGCATACAAGAAGCCCTGCATGACATAACCAAAAGGATCATCTTCCTTCAGCTTGTCATAACCACCCATGCCTGTAAATTTATATTTGTATGCCCAATCACTTGCAGACTTGACATCCCAGACTTTTTCTTGTCCAAGCTCATCACGTATGATAACGTCAAGTGTACCTTTCACAAGCACACCATCTATCGTGAGATCTACAGCTTTTTGAAAGTCAACTATGTCAACCCCCGCTTCCCGCATGATAAGCATGAGA